GACATCGTAAGAACTGCGGAGCTTGGTTGAACGTGCGCTGGGTCCCATCCGATGCGCTTAATCGGAGCATTCCAATTCTTCGAGGCAATTTCTAATCGAATTTTGCCGCGATCCAGTTGCCCTAAACCCCAGAAAATGCCAGTTTCCAGGCCGTGCGATTGTGCGCTACTGTTGAGGCGTGTCCAAAACGGAGTGCCGCTGTTCCAGCCATCGGGCTTATTTACAATGTCAGCAGCGAAACTGGCCGGTATCGCCTGGCCGCGCGTGCCGCGATCCGTCACGGTATGAAATGAGTAAAGGACTTTCGACACACCGCGCCGCTTTAAAGCAGCCTGTTGCGCTGGCGAACGCCACACCTGGGCGTCAATGATGGGTCGGTAGCCGTGGCCTTCCAAATCGCTCAGCACCGCCGCGATGGGACGGCGCATGTAAGGGTGCATCAAGCCCAGGCGCGCCTGGTTGATCTTTCGGCGCTGCACTTCTCCATTTAAATCTACCGCTTTGGCGCTGGCTGCCGTAAACGCCAAAGTCGCCGCCAGAATGAGCAAGGGGCGATTGCGTTTGGATTCCAGAAACGAGAGCAGTGTTACCAGGGCTTTTTGAATCAAGAAGCGCCGCACGGCGCAAAGCGCCGGCGATTGCGCGAGCGATTGCAGGAGCTGCCACAAAGATAATAAATAAGGCATAGAAGAGGAATGTGGGGTCGAGCATGGATGGCGACCTCCTGACGGTTGATTTACGGCAATCTTTCTCTAAGGTGTTCGCTGTCAATTCTGGCTTGGGTGCAGGCTTCGCCTAAGGCAAACGCAGCAAATCGCGCAACTTACTGATAGCTTCATTGCGCGATTTGCTGCGAGCGCTCAAAGTGGTGCCTGCAAGCGTGGCGACGTATTCACCACCCGATTCACTAAGAAGAACTTCCATTTAAAAATGAATTTGTTTGTCTGGGCGAGTGGGCAAGATTTGAACTTGCGACCTTCCGAGTTCACCGGACGCTCTTTCCAACTGAGCTACCACCAGCATCAAACTCAGCCGTCAAAACGGCTGAGTGGGTTTGCCCGGCGCCTTACATCCCATCGTAATGTGAGAGAAGACATCCTCTCAGGCCAAAGCGCTTTAGCCGTCGATTAAGCGGAGCGTTTCAGCTTTCCGCACCGGGCTATTTATCACGCTGATACAAGCGAAAGCGCAGGTATAGGTTGATGGCAGAACAAACAACTTGGATGAAGGCGCTGATAAGTTGCAGCTTTCGGGATGGTTTGCGGTTCATGAGAATTTCAACTGCCGGCATAAATCACGGCGGGATTTGCGATTGAGTTCAGGATGGCAGGCCTTCAGCCATTGGGCGTATTGGTAGCGCCAGGCGCGCAGCTCTCGCACAATGCCGGGCCGCAGCAGATCATGGGGCTTGGAGCGGGAAGGGCGGCTCTCGCGCAAATTTTGAATCAGCTTAGCCCGATGGGCAGCGTGGGCACGCGCCTTGTCTTTCAACGCTTTGAGAAATGCAGCCCAGGGGCGTTTAAAGCCGCTAAACAATCTGCTAACAATACCGGCCCAAAAGGACTTTTTAGCTTGGTTTTTTTGTTTTGCTGTCATTGGATGGAAAAGGGAGATTAGTGCGCAGCTAAGCGGCGCAATGTTTCGTCGTGTAAAGCAAATGAATGGGCCTTGGCCTCTGCATAGCCCATCTTGCGGCCTGGCGGCGGCGCTTCGGTGCGATGGGGGCGCTTAGGGCGATTGGCTGCACCACGCAGCCAGTTCAAACCAACATCAATTAAGCGCCCAGCGTGGACTTTGGAGATGCCCATCTGTGCAGCTACTTCGGTTTTGTTTAATTCACTGAAAAAATGAAGGCGGATAGCGCGTCCGGCGTCGGGGTTATTCTTCTCCAGTTGAGGCAGAAATTGTTCGACGAGGATTTTGGCATCGCTGGCCTCAGTTGAATCAGAAATTGAAGGTTCGCTGCTGGCCTGCAGCTCTTGCACAGCGCGTTGCAGATCATCGTCGCTGATCGTGCCGCTGGCGTCGCGGATCGCGTCTTTAATCGCGCTGAGAATGCAAGTCGTTGCCCAGCTTGAAAACGCAGTGCCGGCACAATCGTCGAAAGTCTCAGCGGCGCGGATCAAACCGATGCGGCCTTCCTGGCGCAGATCTTCGCCTTCGAGCGAACCGAGCGCTCGACGATTCAAACAAAGCGGAGCGACAATACGATCAACCAGGTGTAGATTCTCATCCACCAGCGCATCGCGCCGGGCATAAAATTCTGTGAAGGTTTCCGGATCAGGCATGAGAGGCATAAGTTGTGGGGTGATTTTCGGCGCCGAAAATCGGGGGATACAGCGGGGCTTACGACATAAGCGACGTGGCGAGTCTTGTTTCGTGAGGGGTAGGGTGAGAAACCGTGCTCGTTTTTGGCGCTTACATATTGTTATCGTAAGATTTGCCGAAAAAGTAACATTTTTCTTTTTTAGGCTTTTCTCTTTTGTATTTCGCGGGGCTACGTTGAGAGGGGCTCAAGAGGCACCCCTGCGGACTGAGAGAGGCTTTTAGAAGAAACAAAAACAGATAGTTGCGGTTATCAATCGCGGGGATTTCTATCTATCGCTTTACAGCATAAAGAGAGCTTCTTACGCGCGCAATGTGCCCACTGGCCTTATTTGCACTTTGGTTGCACTTAGCTTGCGCTTAGTTGATTTTTTCTTAAATTTAGGCCGCTTTGGCGTCAAAGAATCAGGCAGTGGGGATGAAAGAGACGGTGAAGGCGTTGAAGAACCGGATGGTGTGTTTTTGTATTTGTGAGGAACTTCGCCGCGCACAGCGCGCCGAGCGATGCGCCGGGCCGCTTTAGCAGAAAACTTTTGTTCGCGTCCACGCCGAGGCAAAGGCTCCACATCCTCTCGCGTGTTCGGGTCAGCGTGCAGATTTTTAAAAGCGCGCCGCACTGCGTGGTAGTTAGGCGCCCGGTCTTTGGGATCGCAATAGGTCGCCCCCAGGATGCGCGTGATGTCGCGCAGCGAGAACGGCTGCCCAATCGGGCCAGCTTCACGAAAAATCTGCACTAATAAAATATGAAGATCGTGCATATACAACTTCCTTCAAACGACTACCAAAACCGAAAATTATCACCCCGCCGGCGTGCATGAAAAAATTATCAGAAGATATGCAAAACCAGCGGCCTGTAGGGCGCCGCTTACTATCACTGCAACAACTTGATTACGTCTCTAATTTTACCGTAAAAGTTCACGACTTATTAAAAACATTAACCAAAGAGGGACAAAACGTGACTTTTTCAAGTTTGCGAAGGTTGTCTTTTTAAGGTTGGACACTCCCCTGCTCAATTTCTTTCCTTATGGTTCTGAAAACAGCCATTATCATAACCATAATTATGGTGTAGAATAGGGCTATCATCGTGAAGTTCGGCGATGCTTTTCGCAAGGAGCATTCTCATGAGCAGCCCCATGTCTTGGAGATCTGAATGCACTATTCCACCCGGCGAGTTCGAGGCCAGCGGTCATCATCGCATCAATGCTATGCAGCCTTCTGGTTTAGACAATCGCGCACCACGCGAGCGAGAACGCCAATTTCAAACCGCCAAAGAGTTGGTTTCCCAAATCATCGAAAGCGGCGCGCTGGGCGATCCGGGCGAACAAGGCTTTCAAGTCGTTATTGGTGGCCACGCCAATCCAGGCCACGAAAAGCCGCGAGGCTGGGCCGCTGATTCCCTTAACATTCAAATTACGCAGACGGCGCCCGTCGCCGCTATGGCCGGTAGATAAACAAATGACATACAGAAGCATTTGCGCAGCGCGTGCGCCTCCAGAATAGCCGGATGCGGTTGTTACGTGCTTTATGTGCTCAGCGGCATGGACGGTGACATCGCCCGTGGGGCCACGCGAAATCCGGAGGACCCGCCGCCCGAAATGGCGGCCCTCGCTCCGTCAGTAGACAGTGGAAGCAGGTTCAATTCCTGCCTGAGCACCCAGGTCAGTTTTTTATTTACAAGGAGTTTTTCATGAGTTTTAGCGGTTCTATAGTGATTCCCGCTGGCACCAAAGTCGAAGACGTTGGAGCTTGCCTTCACAGCATGGAAATCAACGGCAACAACGAGTTGCCCATCGAGCGCGGCCACTTAGTGCGCGCCGCCATAGGGAGCGCTGCTTACCTAATCGAAGGCGGCGAAGTGGCGCAGATCAGCAAAAGCGGCACAGACAAGCAGGACATTCGCATCGTTGGGGATGTCAATGTGAGCATCGCCGGCCATGTGAATTCACGCGATGGATCGCCCAGCGGTAATAGTGTTTCAGTAAGCCTTTACTGCTCGCTCCCTGTTCCCAAAGCGGAAGAAAATAAGTTGGATAACATGGTCAGCAATGGCGCCGTTAAACAGGAATACGGTAGCCCAGAACGTGAAGTTGCTCGCGACGGCTCACTCACAGAAGGCGCCGAAGAAATGGCGGCGGCTGGTCAGATCAGCGGCGGCTGATCTTTGAATTGAAATGACAAGAGCCTCCGGCCAAATTGGCCGGAGGCTCTTTTGTTTTTGTAATCTTGAGCAATGCCATAAACTCAGTTTTCGTGTCCATACTGCATAAATATCAAGTGCCTTTTTGCCTCTTGGCCGTGTTCCTTTGCGGATTATGGGGTCTGCGTTCGGCTTGGGATTATGTGCAGGCGATACCGACAGGCGACATTGTGGGTTTAGATCCCATTGATAGTGGACTCATCACGGAAGGCTTGGAAAAGACGAAAAGCTGGCATAACACGCTTAGTTGGTGGCGTGGGCCGTGGGTGGCGTGGATAGATGAGGGCAACGGACAGGGGCATGGCGTCAAATTTTATCGGCCTTTGTCCTCGTTGGTGTGGTGGATAGAATTTCAAGCCTTTGGCCGTCAGGGTTTGGCAGCGTTTACAATTGTTCATGCCTTGTCCCATCTGCTGGTGCTGAGCATGGCGCTGCTCTTTTTCCGCGAATTGTTTGGGCTTCGTGTGGCAGCTTTGAGCCTGGGCATTTTCGCCCTGCACCTGGCCGGAATTCTGTTTTATCTTCCTTCCCCCAGAGCGGCGTTGGTTCAGTGGAAAGACGGGCCGGATCTGTGGTGCTCGATGGCTTATCTTGCCTCTTTATGGTGTTTCCTGAAATTCACTCGCGGCGGGGGAACGGGGTGGTTGTCCGGTTCAGTCGGTGGTTTCGTGATGGCGATTTGTTTTAAGGAAATGGCTTACACCTTGCCACTGATCCTGCTATTGCTGCTGTGGAATGAAGGCAAGTTATCGTCGCACTGGCGCTTTGCTGTGCCGTTTTGTCTGGTCGCCGCTGCCGCCTTTGGGTTTCGTTGGTGGGCACTGGAAGGCTTTGGGTTTCGTTTTGGATCCAACGGCTCTTGGCCTTCGCGTTGGTTTATGGATTGCGTGGGTGGCATGGCAGGCGCGAACCTGTCGCGCGGCGATGGTCTGCCGCTGGCTTTGAGTTGCGCCGCCACTGCCCTTGTCATTCGCCTGAGGCCGCATCGACTGGGCTTGCCTTCAGCGCGAGCGTGGCCACTCTGGCTGATGGCGGCTTTTTTCATTTACGCTCTTACCGAGTTCGCTTATTCAACGAATCCAGGTGATGCGTTCTGGCGCTTGTTTTTATTTGAAACGGACAACAATTCCGTGTGGCGCATGATGCTCTATACGCTCGCACTTTTGCTTTTGCTGACGCGCTTTGTTGTCAGGCGTCCTCGCGTGCAAATGTTTGCTTATGGCTGGGTTGTGCTGACGTATTTGCCCCTAATGACGGCGCCGATTACCCATCATGCTCACTACTTTGTGGGCTTTGGTTGGAGCATCTGGATGGCCTATTCACTATTGGATGTATTAGATATTGCAAATACTATCAACCAGGCATAAGAGCTTTTGTTTTTCCTGAGAGAAATTTCTAGATAGGAAGCTCTAATGACCAGAGATTCACGTCAGGTTTTTGTCTTTTTTGGATGGAGCGGGCGTGGTAGGGTTTGTGTTGACGAGAGGCTTCCAATCGCTGAGCGGTAACAAAACGAATAAATCAGGGTTCTCTCCCTGCTGCTCTGGTCGCGGCCTGAGCGCGAGTAAATTCCATTCGCGCAATCTGCTGATGCTGCTCTGCACACTGGATTCGATAGTTCCAAGTTGGCGCGCGATAGTGACGTAAGAAGGTAATTCCCCTTCGTTTGCATCGGCATACAGGCAGAGGCATGAATAGACTGCCAGCGCATCAGGTTTTAGGATGGCCCCGTAGACTTTTACAACGTCCTGGTGCTGCCAGAAGAAATGTTTATCACGCGCATCTGATAAATACGCCGGACTGGCGGCACCTGTTCAAAGCCTTTTAAATCGTGAGCCTGGCGCACCAGGGCCACAGCGTTTGGCTTGTGGCCAGGCGGCGCGATGTTGATAACTTTCGGCCAGGGATTACTCATGCGAACCTGCCTTTGGCACTGTGGGGACTTGAGGCACCTTTGGAACCTTCGGCACTTTGGGGACTTTGGGCACCTTCGGCACTTTAGGAACCTTTGGAACTTTGGGCACTTTGCCTGCTTTGCTCATGATGCTATTCATAGTTGCTCATCTCCGCTTGGTAAATCATCTCGGCTAAATCGGTTTCTTTGGCTATTAGCTCACTGGCCACACGTCGGCGCATTCGATACCACTCGCGGCCTGCCATCACGTTGTCCAGCACTTTCTCTTCCTGTCTGCCTTCACCCTTCACCCATTCAACTTCCAGGCGATACAGGCGCTCGCTGACGATCTCCTGCACCGCGCGCCGTTCACGCGGCGACAAATCAGCCCACCATGCAGCAACAAAATCTTCATCAAGCAATTCCAACGGGGGCGCTAACGGGGGCGCTGGCTGTGTTGTGTGGTGTGATAAGCGCCCCCGTTTTTTCGCTTGGCCTTCTCGAAAAAACGGGGCGATGCTTGCCATGATTCATCAAGCCGCCTTTCACTTCTTACTCTCGGAATCATCTTCAAAGTTGATCTCGTCCAAGTCAACTTCATGGGCAACCAGGTTCGAGATCACGCGCTGCTCGATTTGCAAATGCGTGCGGCTGCCGGGTCGATAGGACGAATAGCCGGCGCGGCTCATTTCAGCATCCACAATACGCGCCACTTTGGTTTTATTGGTGTCGCTTAAGTTGCTTTTGAACTCAGTGATACGATATTCAGAAAGCAGTGGCGCTTCTTTGCGCGCTGATTCAGGTTCGTGCCTGGTTTCGCGCTTCAAACTGGGTTCACGAAAAAAGGATTTTGGTGAGGACTTGGTAGCAACAGACATTCAGATCACCTCAGTTAAGTAACCGTTAAGCGGCCACACGGATAATAGAAACCTTCTCGCTCGTGCCTGGCAGATCGGGCTGTAAAGGCGTTTGAAAATTTGGTTGAGGGCTTCCTTCAAAGTCGGCGTGTTCGGGCCTTGGCAAAGCGCGGCGGGCCTGCAGCGCATCCAGGCAATGCTGCACCGTGAGATCAGGTGGAATAAAAACGCTGGCCATCGCTTCGAGATAGTTGCTGTTGAAGAAAGTAAGTCCACTGTCACGAAGGTGCTTTTTCACGCCGTAGATCGTAACCGCGCGCTGTTCTTGAATGGCAGCCATGCCAGCCTGAAAAATCGCGGCGTTGATCGGGCGATAAAAATCCAACAAGAGCAGCTCACCTTTTTGGTGCAGCCTGTAAATTTGCCGGCCGCGCGTTGGCTCCTGCAGGAGAATGGAAATCAGCCACTTTTCCATGTGGAGGGCTGAACGCGCGATCAATTTACGCCGCTTGCGCTGGAGGCGCTGTTCACGCTGCCAGGCGCGCGCTGTTGTGTCTGAAGGTGAAGGATCAACTTTAGAAACAGACTCATCGAAAAGAGGTAACTGTGCAGTTTCCTGCGTTGTTTCTTGCGACATCTTAAGCCGCCTTCCTGTTCCCGCGCTGCAATTGCGATAGAACTTCAGCCCTTACACTCTGCCATCCACTTTCGTCAAGATTGAATTTTTCACAAAGTTCAAAGACATGATCGTCCAGATCCTCTTCTGCATACGTGCCAGACAACACGTAACCCACAATGGATGCCACGGCCCGCTTGTGCTCGGCAGGTGTTTCAACGCTTGTTTGAACTGGTGAAGCAAGAGGATTTTCTTCGGTCTGCTCTACAGGCTGTTCAACGGGTTGTTCACTATGAGAGATTTCGCCGTTAGGCATAGTTTTACGATTAACAATACCGCCAAGAGCAGCTTGCAGATTGGCCAACCGTTCATGGTTTTGCTTTTCAGCTTGTTGTTGGTCGTGTTCTCGATTTTTTTCTGTAGATGCTGCTACGGCGGCTTCTCGCAAAGCTATATCGAGGACGGCACCGGCACAAATGAAAAATTCTTGATAGTGCGTTTCCGTTGGTTTAATACATTCAATGCCACCGGATTTTTGAACAATGTCGGAAATGCGCTGACCGCGCCGGCGATCTCGCTCCATTACTTTAAAAACGGTTGCCTTTTGTTGGTCCGTAAGTTGTGGCCATACCTCTTGCGCTTTTTCGGACTGAGCTTTTTCCTGAGCTTGTTGCTGAGCCGCTAATTGGGAAGCTCGTTCATTCTCGGCCTGTTTGAGCAAAGCGCCTTCACTGGCTTGGCGTTCGTTGGTCAACTCGTTCGGCTCGCTCCACTTTTCGGGGTGCAGCATGAGCGACTTTTGAATCTTGGTCCAGTTAGGTGGGCTATCCCACTTTTGTCGCAAAAGGTAAGGCCACCATTTTAGTGCCAGTTCAGCCTGCTCGAAATCCAGGGCTACGAGGGGAGCCAGCACTTCGACAGAATTGCCGACCTTCAGTGCAGCATGACGTGCCGTCAAGTCGTGGAGCATTTGCGGCCAGTTGGCCCGCATTAGGGTAATGAGGAAGGGTTTGACTAACGCCGCGCCCCGCCCCGATTTTAAGGCAGGTTTGAGGTGTGGTTGCTTTTCTCCTAAATGGGCCAAGCTGGCTTTATGAATTGCGGAGGGGAATTCTTCGTAGAGGCTTAATAGTTCAGCATCGCTCACTGACTCTGGCACTGGATGAGGCCAAACGTTAGGCGTTGCCGTTTTGTCTGCAGCGGCGGTAGCCGCTTCTTCCTGTTTTAAAATCGGTTTATCAGCAGCAACATCAACCCTGATTTCAGTATTCGATTTAGTGTCGGTTTTAGGTGGTGCCTGATGTTGATGATTCTTTGAAGATTCTTCAGGAAATTCTTTATATAAGGTGTGTTCGGTCAAATTGCCCAGCCCACAGAGTTCATTTAAACCGGTAGACGGTTCAAATTGGTCTACTGTGGGGGTCATATTGGCCCATATTGAACGGTAGTTTTCCACTTGAACTATATGGGGGTCATTTTGAACCCCAAGCAGTTCATAGGTTTCTTTGATATGTTTAGGCTTCCCTTCTGGGATGGGAATTTGGCCACGGCAAATCATCGCAGCTCGCAGAGCAGATAAACGGCGATTCATTTCCTCGTAGCGCTCCTCTTCCCATTTCATATCGAGGCGGCGCTTGTTTGACATTCGCGTGAGGCGCTCGTGGATAACCTCGTGGAAGAATTCCGAGTAGATACCAAGTTGGGGATCTAAAACGCTGTGAACAAGTGCCAGCCAGCGAACACCGCGCTCGTCGGCATTACTGAGATCATCACGAGAGCGCACTACTCCATGGCTTTTGCAATTTGTAATGGTGCGCTTGAGAGTGCTTTCGCTACTGGTTCGCATTCTTCCCGTCCAGCGATTCGTTAGCAGGATCGGAGGGACGCGAACCCAGAACAGGTCGTCTTCGTGAAGGACTCTCATCTTGACGTTGAGAGTGACATCTTCAAAGGGCTGAAAAGTCCAGTAATTGAGTTGCTGGATGAGCGTGCCTTCGTTTTCTCCGAAGAGTTGCTTGAGGCCGTTGAGAACAACAATGGGAGGCTCATCAATAAGTAATGGACTCCCCTTTTTTCTGTTGTTTGATGCTTCTGATTGTGGTTGACTCATAACGGTTTTGGGGCTCCTTTCAATTGACCCATTACCTCAAACCGTGTCCATGCTTTCCAGGGCTGACACGGTTTTGAACCCGATAGATTGTTAGCGACTTCACTTACACCATTTAGAACTGCCTTTAAAGCCGCTTTGTTTTTCCATTCTGACAGATTTAAGCATTTAATGCCCGTTTTTATCGTGAAAGTTCCCGACGTTTGGGGCAAATCATTGGGATTCTGAGCCAGTTCATCTTTTGTCCAACCATAGACGCACTTCTGGCAGAACCACGCATCATCCGGCAAACGCTCCAAAATTGAAGCGCAGCGAGGACATGAAATCACGGCGTCCAGATCGTTAGGAAACTGGCTCATAAACTCTCCTCGATGCCGGCGATGTGCTTTTTAAGTAATTCCAACTCGATTTCAATTTCACCGCGTTGCCGGTGAGCGATACCCTGCTCGTTTATAAGACGCCCTGCTTCAGCAATAAAGGCAACGCCAGGTCGCAACGCATCGCGCACAACATCCTTCTTAGCCTGCGGCGCTGGCGCGCCCAGCGTCACACCACGCGAGGAAGTTCCGCCCTGTGTGCCACCTCGATAGTCGCTGGAGCCACCGGACGCAAAGCCGCTACCTTGCTGTGACGGTGCAGCGCTACCGTTTGTCGAGCCGCTGGAAGATGAACTCGAAGTGTCCGCACGTGCGGACACTTCGGAAGTCGCTTCCTCTTTTTGTTTTGGCTCGATGATCTCGCACAGGGCTTCGAGTGATAAGCCGTCGATTACCTGCTGAATCAAATCACGCCGTTTTTCGGGGTCAGCGACTTTTTTGAGTTCGCGCGCGTGGCGCAAACTGTCCGCACGTGCGGACACCATTTGTTGTAATTCGTAAATCAACTCTTTGGCCGCCTGGGGCGCATCTTTGTCAGGGTCGGCAATTACCATTAAGTCAGAAACCCAGGACTTGGATTTGCCAAAGCGCTCGGCAGCTTCGCGCGTGCTGGCCTTACGCCGCTGCTTGTTGCGGCCCTGCATATAGCCCTGCACGATGCGCATCTGCTGCACCGGCGTATAGCCTTCGTGTAACAGCGCGCTGATGCCGGCGATTTCCCAAGCCTCTTCTTCCGTGACATCGCGCACGTTGACAGGCAAGCGCGCTGGCAGAGGTGTCTTTCCATCAGGCTCAGTGCCACGCCAGCGCAGCTCGCCCTCGATCAGCATTATAAAGCCCTGGGCGCGCTTCTCTTTATCAGGATGAGGCCGCGCGATTAGCGCCATGTCAATGCCGGTTCGTGACAAGCCGGCTCCAATCTGAAACCCCTCACTGATCGAGTCGCGTTTCTTCTTGACCTGATCGGGCGTAATGTGGTCGCGTGGCTGCTCTGGCCAGGGCTCGATCTTATCCCTGTCCACCAACTGATAAACATCGTTGAGAGGCGTGTGGCCAGGCTGAGTGGGAAAAAGCTCACTGAACGCTTCCTCCGGATTCTTACCAGGTCTCTTGTCAAGCCCCTTGTCGAGCTCCTTGTCAGGCTTAGGCAAGCTGCATCACCTCCCCGGCCAGATTGCGGTAGGCTTCTGCGCCGGCGCATCGTTTGGAGTAGGCCAAAACCGAGACACCGGCCTGCGCGCTTTTGCTGAATAATTTGCTTTGTGGAATCACAGAATTGAAAACCTCTTCCCGTAAGTGGGCGCGCAGTTGGGCTTCATAGTTGTCCTGGTCTTTGTCGCGTGAACGGTAAGTGAGCAAGCCCCGAAACTGTAAATTAAAGTTGCCTCCCTGGCGTGCCAGGTTGACGGTCTTTAGCAACTCCGCTAAGCCGGCCAGATCTAGAAATCGTGCCGGCGTTGGGGCTATTACTAATTGCGAAGCGCGAAGCGCCGCCGCTGAGGTTTTCGTTAAAGAAGGGCCGCAGTCAATGATGGCGTAGTCGCACGCTGCGGCTTGAATCCGTTGTTCTAAATTACGCGCCGTGGCCTTTTCAACAGTAAGAGAAGAGGCGCAGGCGCGCGCGTGCAGGCAAAGACTTTTCTGGGGATCAACATCGAGCAGCAAAACGCGCTTGCCCTGCTCGACCAGCGCGGCGCCGAGGTTGATCGCCGTTGTGGTTTTGCCAACCCCACCTTTCTGATTGAGCACTGAGATAACTACTGGCTCGCTCGTCTGCTCGCTCATTGGCGGCCCTTGTAGAAAACTTTCACGCCGCCGTGGCCAGAGCAGGCACCCTGCCGGTTATAGGCATAAGAGTAAGTCCCATCCATGCACTTAGCGGTCGCGCGTTCGCGAGCTGGAGGTGTGCGCCCTGGCTTCATCTTGGAATAGGCAAAGCCACTGACGGCCAGCAAGGAGAGCACGCCGGCGCCGATCAGAACGCGCCTGGCGTGGTATTTCAAAACAACTTCGGTGGTTAGTGCTGCATGACTGGAAGCCTCGCATTTTACTTTGTTGATTTCTGATTCTGTTAGCATGATCTTTACTCCTTTAACTCAGCGGAAATAACGGTTGCTCTATCGCTGCCAGGCCGACACTCAACCCTTGCAGTCCAGCGTTGGCGCAACAGAGCGCCAAATGAATTTTGAGCATCAACATATGACTCGATTAAAATAATCTCGCCGTCTGGCCCGGCTTGCCGCATAGAGACCGTAGGATCACTCGGTAAGGGAAATTGCGCCGAGGCCGGCGATTTTAACTGATTCTGAATAGCGACCTCGGCGTAAGCGTAAGCCGTCTCGCGTTGCTTTTCGGCCACATCGCCGCTCTTATCGCGTGGGCAAGCTATTGGGCCAATAATAAATAACAGAAGAATGCCACCACAACCAAGCACACCAAGTAATTGAAGGCCAGCGGCGAACATGCCGCAACCGTATAAGCCTTTGTCAAAAGCACTGGGCTTGTAGCTCATGCTGTGACCCCAGATTTGAGGTCAACGCCGGCCTTTTCAGCCAAGGTTTCCAGGCGCGTAAGAATATCTTTCTTGCCTGGTAGCCGTTTCAAATTTTCCATTTTAACAACAGTCCAAACCGAGCATTTCAATTCTGCTGCAAGCTCTTCCTGCGTTAATTCAAGAGCAGTGCGCACGCGGCGCACTGCATCGGATTGAGGCGCGCCGGTTCCTGACGGGCGCCCCGGACGACGTTTCTTCTCGCTTAGCATAGAGCCCATTTTAGCAGAAAAAAATTTCTTTACAAGGCCAAAAAATTACTTGACGCCGGTTAAAATACCTTGTAAAATAATTACCAGTCCAAACAGAAAGCGCGCCCACTCCGGCCAAGAAGAAAGCGCGCTTTAAGGAACCAAAAAACCTCGGAAAAGGAATTGATTCAAATGGCAGTATCCCAAACCCCCGGCGCCAAATCCAGCCGCCACAATCCTAATGCAATTCGCCGCTGCGTGCGCCGCGAATTCACCGCCGCCGACATTGCCGGTTTTGTCACCAAGTCATTCACTCGTGAAGATATAAAACACCACGCCGAGATTGATTTGCAGACCGGCGAACTGCGCTGCTCTTGCGAGGATTTCAAATTTCGCAAAAACCCGATGGTGAAAAAGCTGGATAATGTTCACGCCATCACCATTAAAACGCCGATGCTGTGGTGCAAGCATTGCGTCCGCGTAGTCAACAACTGCGTTCGCAACGGTGAACTGATTCAGAACGCTGACAAAAGCTACTCACTGAATCATCCCCAGGCCGCCCCCGTTGAAGCGATTCAAGTTCCGGCCCATATCCACGCTGAAACCGGCGAGTTAAAGCCTGGCTATCTGCCAAACGGTCAAGTTGATTACAACGCGATGTTCGATTGAAGCCAAAGGCAAGGGCGCAATCCATTGCGCCCTTGCCTTTGTTGGTTCCCCTTGTCATTCCCTACCCCATTTTTCGGAGTTTTCTAATGAGTTGTATTCTCTACAACAAAGACAGTTATGATGCCCTTGCCCGTTGCGGCACTGTTGAAATTTTTCGTCGTGAAGTCGTGGCCAGTTATTACCGCACGCCGCGCGCCTTAACTGATGCGCTTTTCGAGTTGAACTTGAAAGCCTATTGTGACCGCTACAATGCCGACATGGAAACTGAGCGCGGCAATTACTCAGACCAGGGCAATCGCTGGATTGATGAAACCTTTGAAGATTTAATTGCTGCCGAAAAGCACCCCAGCCAGAGCGCCGCGCTTCGTTGGGCTGAAGCCTTTCGATTGCTTTCTCGCATTGAGTATCAATGCTCTGATGCTGACGACTACCAGACCAATGATGTAGCCCGTCATCTGGGATGGTTTATGAACTGGGCAGCGCGCCGCATGGCGGATCATATTGTGTTGACCGTCACCAAGAGCGAGCGCACGAGCGACACAAGTGAGACAAGCGAGCGGGAGCCATCTGAGGTTTAACCTCTCGCATGAAACGAGACTGGGGCGCGCATAGTTACCACGCGCATAATTTTCATGTTGACAATTCACCCCCTTTTGCCAGAACTCGAAGCGCACAACCATACAGACACAACCGGCGATGAAAATGAAGTGGAATGGTGTCTGACAGACCCAAAATCGAAACGTGAGATTGTCGCAATTTACCCGCTTAATGAGGAAGGCGGAGCCTACGCGCGCCGCCTGGCCACCTCTTATAACAAATTCGGTTTAGCTGTTGAACTGCTGGATGATATGCTGCGTATGGTGGAAGAAGATCATGCTGAGGAAATCGCCAACGATCACCACGGTGATGAAACATGCTCTTACTGCGACTGGATGAAAAAGGCGACGCCTAAAACAAAAACCCCTCAACCCCACGATTTGCTGAATATCCGCGTTGTTGATGCCAGAGGAACTTACACCGCGCGCGTGGTTGGCCTATCCATCACGGCAAGCTACACCGGCGGCGCCGAACTCGCGGCGCAACGTGCCGCATTGAAAGCCTTTGCCCAATTGGCGCCAGGCGCCGGATTGCGCGAACCCCAAACCAACGAACTGCTTATCACCTTTGTCAGTGGCGAGGCTGGAGTTTCAAATTATGTAGCCGGCTGGGAATATGCGCGCCTACAGCATGGCCAAGACATTCAAGCCTCAGTTCAAAAAAGGCACATGGCGAAAAACCACACTTGCGCGGCTTGCGGGGATTCGTCATCTGTGGACTGGGTGCAAATGCTTTCGCTCTGCGCGCCGCTTTGCCGCGCTCACCACATTCTTGCTTTAGGCAACGCTTTCGAGCAGCAACGGATTGAAAATGCTATTGCTTCGTGTGAATTAATTGACCAGAAAAGCGAGGTCCAGTCATGACCACGTTCGGCCCAATTCCAGCCGTTTACACTCCACCGTTCGGCGTGCCGCTTCACTGGCGAAATGAACAAAGCGGCCAACTGCCGGCGGCGATGCTGGCTTACTTTCAACATGCCGGTGATTCTTCAAAGCCCGCGCCCAGTGAGGAGCAGCTTCAACTGGTGATTCACTTTTTCCATTACTTCATCAGTGCGCCATGCTGGCAAGGTGCTGAAATTAGCGAACTGCGCGAGGAAGCCGCGCAAATGCAAACTGTGCAGGGCGTGGCCGCCTGGCTCGACAAGTGTTTAGATGCTGGAATTGATCCGGCTTAAGGAATTCTTATGCTAAATATCGCATCCGATTTTTCAGTGCCGACAGACGCCATCACCCAGACATTTGCCATCCTTGCTAAGCGTGGGCGGGGCAAAACCTACACGGCTTTGGTCATAGTTGAAGAAATGACCAAAGCCGGCTTGCCGGTTTGCGTGATTGATCCGGTGGGCGTTTGCTGGGGTCTACGCGCCAGTGCGGACGGTGAAAAGCCAGGCCTGCCGGTTTTAGTTCTCGGCGGCGATCATGGAGACCTGGAACTGCACCACGAAAGTGGCTCCGCCGTCGCTGAATTTCTCATTGCCGACCGCCGCCCGACGGTGCTTGATTTATCCCATTTTTCCGGCGGTCAAATGACGCGCTTTGTAACTGACTTCGCGGAAACGCTTTATCACAAAAACCGCGAACCTCTTCACCTCGTGTTGGATGAAGCTGATGCCTTCGTGCCTCAACGAGCGATGAAAGGCGAGGAAAGAATGCTCGGTGCAATGGATAAGATCGTAAGGCGTGGCCGCGCCAAAGGTCTTGGCATCACGCTTGTGTCGCAGCGTCCGGCAGTGATTCACAAGAACGTGTTGACTCAGACAGAATGCCTTATCGTTTTGCAAATGACTTCGCCTCAAGACCGCGCTGCGATTGACGACTGGATGAAAGCCCAGGGAAGCGACGAGCAGCGGCAAAAGGTTATGGATTCGTTGGCTACCCTGCCCGTTGGCACTGCCTGGTTTTGGTCGCCAGCTTGGCTCGATACATTTCGCCTGGTGAAAGTGCGCGAGCGGGAAACCTTCGACAGCAGCAAAACCCCAACGATGGGGCAAAGCCTCAAACAGCCGAAGAAACTGGCTCCGGTCGATTTGGAATCGTTGCGCGAGCGATTCGCAGCCTCCATCGAAGAATCAAGGGCCAACGATCCCGCCCAGCTAAAGCGCCGCATAAAAGAGTTAGAGGCTCAGTCACAAGGAACGCCAGCGCCGGTTGAAAAGATAGTTGAAGTTCCAACCGAAGTGCGCGTTGAAGTGCCGGTTTTTGGTGAGGGTGAGGTCGAGCAGTTGCGCGACATCGCCGAAAACCTGCGCGGCATGGCCAAGGATGCAATGAATGTAGCAGACGGCATCATGGCGAAGATTGAGCGCGTGAATTCTTCCACGATTATCGAGCCGCCGCTCCGTGTTACGCCACCCATTATCCAAGATGTCGAGCCACAGCCGGCTACGCCTAAAAAACCCACAGCAAAACCCACGACACCGGCGCGCAAAGGCTCAAATTTATCTGAGGCTCAGCAGAAAATCTTGAACGCACTGCGTGCCTTTCGCGCTCTGGGCCTGAATACAGTATCACGATCAAATGTCGCTGTCTTTGCCGACACCAGGCCCACATCCGGCGGATTCAGGAATAATCTCAGCTTTCTCCGAACGGCAGGCTTAATCGATTACCCACAATCAGGCACAGTTACTTTAACCAGCGACGGCGTTCGATTGGCTCAGGCGCCATCTAACATCGCCACGTTAGAGCAACTGCATCAGGCGTGGTATAGCAAATTGAGCGGCCCCCAGGCGGTTATTCTCAAGCAATTGATTCACATCCATCCTAAGCAGATTCATAAGGCATCTTTAGCGGATTTAATCGAAGTGACAGCAACATCGGGTGGATTCAGAAATAATTTAAGTGCGCTGCGGTCTCTGGGCTTAATTGATTATCCGCAGTCGGGCTTTGTCGTCGCGACGAGTTTGTTATTTCCAGAGGGATTAAAGTAAAAGGACATGAAACAATTTTGGCTATTTGCATTTGAAGATCATGACGCTGCTGGCGGCATGAGAGATTTTGTCGGCAGTTACGATACCGTCGAGGAAGCGATGCGTGCCCCTACTGAATATCGTGACTGGAAACATGTTTTCGATAGTTACAGCCAGCGCGTTGTTGCTGAAGTCACAACAGAAGATGAAGGTGAATGGACACTTAACTCAGAAAACTTGGATGCCGTATTTGGGAAGCTTCATCAGGAGAGTAAGGCACCAGAGCATGATAAGGAAACCGCCTTTATCCAATTGCATGACGACAAGCACTGGGTTTTGCATAAGTGTCTCAATCCTCTTTGTGGCTATTCTGTGTATACCGAAGACAGCATGGGGAGATATGAAGATTTCTGCTCCAAGTGTCGAGGTAATGAGCTTGAAATAACAGAAGCTCCCCCTGAACTGCAAGTCAAATTCAATCGAAATCGTGAAATGTGAACCTGGTTCACAGTTTGAGACTTTCATCTTAAGGCCGCGTTTAATTAAAAGGAGCAAAAATGCAGGTTACTCTCACTGATGCCGAAGCCGCACAACTCATTGAAACACTGACCAAAGCGCGCGACATCGTGGACAAATCGAACCTGTTAGCAATTGCCGAAGAAGACGATCCCGCCGAGCGGGAAGGCAGCCAGGTGCTAATTAACCTGAGTGCAGCCATTGACCTGTTGACGCGCCGGAAGCAACCAGCACCGGAGAATTCCCAAAATTAAAATAAAAGCGGCCACATCAATCATTTTTGATGTGGCCGCTTTTATTTTAATTTTCATTGCCTTAGCTTCGTGGTGTTCCAGCAGATCTTAGTTCAATGTCAATCAAGGCTTGCCGCTCGTTTCTGACAGCAATTTCCAATGCTTGCGCCAGTTCAAGCACGCTGGCTGTGCCAATCGGCACTGAGCCGCTTTCACTAATTCCATGCAAGATAGCTTTTTCGATGCGCTTTCGCACAGTCGCTAAAGTAGTGACCTGTGATTCCAACTGCTGCTTGGTTGTGGTTTGCGTCCCTGTTTGTTCTCCGGCCATGGTGGTCTCCTTTGATGAAAGTATAAATCAAGCGAAATACTAAGTTTGTCGCCCAGGGCGACAAACTTTAAGTTGCTACTCAATCGTCGAAAATACCGTCCATCAAATTGACTAACCGCCGCTCAGTGCCCTGGGCATTTCTCACGTAGCGCCGCACCGTTTCAATCTTGGCGTGGCCGGAAAACTCCTGCACATCCACCAAATTACCATTCGTCTTTTGCGATAAATGGGTGATGGCGGCGCGGCGCGCGTCGTGCGGCTGTAGATCAGGCACACCTAAAAGAGCGCCAGCCTCGCGCACCAGTTTGTAAACGCAAGTATCGGTAATGCCGCGCCCCTGGTCGCGTGGGTTGCGTGACAGGTTTTGAAAAAGCGGGGCTTCGGCTTGATCGCTGTGGCCGGCTTTGAGCAGGTAGCGCGCGATAGCATCCGCCGTGCCCTGGCTAATCTCCAGGCGCTTCGGTTTTTCCTTGCCTTTTAATTTGACGGTCAGCGTTTTATTCTGGTAGGAAAAGTCACGCACTTTGAGATTAACAATCGCGGCACGGCGCAGGCCACGCCGGCACAGAACCGTTAGAATCGCTTCATCCCGCAGGGCGCGCAGTTCACTGGTTTTCGATTCGCGGGCGTGAGTGCGGCGCTTGGGCGCGGTAGGAATCTGCTTAAAGATTTTCGATTCCACGCCGCGCGTATCGCCTGGCTCGACGCTTTTGCCATCGAGCAGACCGCGCCCATCAGTTTTTGCCCATCCCAAACGATGCGCTTTTTTGAGCAAAGCGCCCACGGCGGCGCGCCGGCTGTTGATGGTGGCGTGAGACAAACCACGCCCTATTAAACCATTGAGGTAGTCATCCCACACCAAAACGATGTCGGGCGGATCTAGTGAAACGAAAAGGCGGATGTCTTCGTCGCGTGGTGGCGTGGTGCCGAAGAAATCACAAAGCGAATTTCGATAGCTGCGGCGCGTGTTGTCGTTGTGAGTGTCGCGCAACAAAATCGCGTAGGCCTCGCTGGCCTCGCGCTGCAATGCGGTGCGCTGCACTCTATGTGCGAACGGGGTAAGGTGCGCTGCGGGGAGCCTGTCGGCTACTGGGAGCCTGTCGGCTGGCGCAATCGTTTCATCGCGCCGCGCTAACGCAATGGCGTTGCCGGTTTGTTTCATTGTGCCGTCTCCGATTGGGCTTTCGCCCTGTTACACTCATAGAGCCGTCCCGAATGGGATAAAACGCCGCGCCCTGCCAGGTGCGGCGTTTCTGCTTTATAAGAGCGCTTTAAAGCTATGCTTCTCAGCTAATTAGATTTTAGAAGATTCCTTATCTTCTTTGTAACTTTCGCTTCAGTTCACCCTATTCGCCACGTTGGATGTGTTGAAGCCCACGCAGCAACATTACCAATGCCTATTTAGGGCACCTCGCCGTATTCGCGAATCGCTGTCCAATAAAAGTTGGAGCCACGTTTCCTTACGCCCAGCACACTGATTCCTCCAACACCATCAACCAGGTCAAGCGCGGTCGAGTTGGGAAAGAGACTGCCAGCGGGATAGCTGAACTCATACGGCGCGCCGGCGCCCTGAATGACGTGTAGTGTTCCCCTGCCGCCATCGGGCATATTGGTAACAGAAAGCACGCGGTCGTCTGTGATGGTTACCACAGCGTTATGCACGCTCTTGTTGCCAAAATCCCATACTACTGTGGCGGCATCCGCAAGAGTGACAAAAGGCGGCTCGCCACCCGCCGACAATGTAGCCAGCGCAGTTTTTTCAGCACTGGTGGGTAACAGGGCGCGGATAACAGTGAGAATACTATTGATGAGCGTTATGGGATTGCCCGGTTGATCTGGAATGTTTTGAATGTCTGTAGGTTCAGGCATGAAAAATCCTTAAGTTGCTGCAAGAAGTTGTTAAAGAGGAAGTGAGAACTCGCGCACGAATCCGGCGCCGTGCGCGTTTTCCTGCCACACGCGCCCGGTCAAACTCGCCGGCAAGCTACCAAAATACGAATTTAAATCAGCATCGCTAAAAGTGACGGTGCCCTTGCCCGCGCTGCCGGTGATCGTGGCTTCATGCACCACAGCGGACATGTGGACTAATTCCAACACGAAGTTGCTGCCATCAGAGAGCACAGGCGAAACCCCTGTCTCCCAGAAATTGACTTCGTGGCGCGTGCGGGCCCAGACATTTAGCGTGGTGATGCCACCTTCGCGTTTTGCAGTAACCGGCGAGGGAGAAAGGGCGCGCCAGGCGTTGGCTTTATAAATGAAGTCGCCTTCGACGTATTTGGTTAGATCACCTAAGTTCTGAAAAGCAAAATGTTTTTCTTTGTTCTTGGCCCAGGCATAGCACGGTTCCATCGCCCAGCCCGAATCATCACCGCCGTAGATGTCAGTGAGCAAAAGCACATTGGCGCCAGCGGGAATCGTCCCGGTGTAATCACTGCCAAAGCGCCCATCCCACAGCCCGCTCAGTTCAAACTCACCAGGCGAACCGGGATTTTCCAGCGCATCCACGAAACTCACCAGACGCTCGCCCACTAAGAGCAAATTCGCGCCGGCGCGCACTTCATTTTCATCAGCGCTGAGCCAATCGCCCCAGATGCTTTGCAGACGCAGAGGTGCGCGGTCGTAATCGAAGCGCTCGCAGTCACCTAATACAAAATCTTCTAAGAGTGTGCCTACCGTGGCACGGTCGGGCAAGGTGACATAAGAGCCTAACGATTCGCTCCAGGCCTGGCCTGCGGGGATCGCACGGCTGCCGCCAATGGAAATGAACTGCGTGCCTTTCCAGGGCGAAGCCGTTGGCGCGGTGGCCGCCACGATAATGCGATTCTTATCAAAAGTGTCATCACTACGCGAAACAATGTCAGCAATCACATAACCAGGGACTACATGCGTTGGCGTGGTGGGAATGGGGCGCGCTTCCCAGTTGGGCGAGGTGCGCGCCCTTGTATAAGTTTCTGCGCTCCAGCGCGAGCCACTACAGGTCAAAACGCCGGCGGCACTGAGGTTTTGTTCCTGAACAATAAAAGTAAAAGTTTGGCCGGGTTGATCGGGAATCGGCACAATCAAAACATCCCCCGGAGTTACTTTGAGGCGCCCTATTGGCAACGAAACGCTGGCTGTGTCCCGCGCCAGGAGCATTTCATCGTGCCAGATGCCGGCACGAGGCACGGCCTCAGCTTCACGCGCAACAATCTGCAAATCAACCGTCTGCGGCAAATAGTAGGGCGCGGTCTGCCAGACGTGCTCAGCGGTCGCTATGTCGAAGTTCAAGTCCGGGTCAACAACCTTCACATAGAAATGCGAAGGCACCTGGCGCGCATCCTGCTTGCCGCGTGGCAACAGGCCCCGCGTCTGGGTGGCATCATCGGCATTGCTGCCGGAGCCGCCCGAACCTCCATCACTGCCACTCCATTCGTAAGCGCCCAGCTCATCAGCGCCGATGGTCCAAACCTGTGGATCGGTGCGGTCATAGTCAACAATGGTGCCGCCTACTTGAGACAAACCGCAGTTGTGCCACCTGGCTAATTGTTCGCTCAACACGCGCGCCGGCTGCCCCTGATTTTCAAAGCAGCCATAAACGGTTTTTCCCACCAGGTGCGTGAGTGAAATATCTTCCTCGCGCAAGCCGGCTTTCATAAAGTGCAGCGTGATGATCTGCGCAACATCATCAATCACATTGCCCTCAGCATCCACACGACGCACCCACACCATGAAACTGGGAATCTGATTGCCAAAGCGTTCGAGATCCAAATCTTTGAAAACAATATAGGCTTCGCCGCGATGCGCCGAAGCAAAGCCGCCGTGGAGCGCCGCTAAAGCTGAATCGACCGGTTGTTTCCGGCTGCCGCGATAAAGGCGCAGGCCGTCGCTGAGTTCGGCTACAACCTTGCCGCCTACCAGTTCAGCAGTGAGTTCGTAGCCTGGCTCAGCTTCATTGTCGCGGTCAAAAAGAACTTCTTTTCCAGCAGCGATTTTATCGACGATAAGTTCGCCGCAACCTAAACCATAAGCGGCTGTAAGAAGTTGCTTGCGCGTTTTCTTTACGATGCGCACAGCGCCATCGTCAGGCGCATCAATCCAGGTGCCGGTTGTCTGGCATCGTCCATAAAAATCGGGCCTGTAGCCGCCCGCTGTCACGCGCGGAAAGCGCAACTCTTCGAGTGGTCCCGGCCCCGGTGGCTTTGGGCCAAAGAAGGCATTGCCAAGCGTCAAGCCGACAGCCAGCCCCACGCTCGAAAAAGCGCCGGCTGTAAACAATCCACCGATGAAACCACCGGCGATTCCTAAAAGTAAGGGCGCGACTGCGCCAATATACTTACTCATGGTCTAAAATAATGGCTGTGAACGACTTCTTGCACTGGCAAAACTTTTTGTTTCTGAATGGGTGGTTTCCCGTTTCGGACAGCAAAAAGTGCATGGTTAAAATAAAGCGATGGGATCGCTCTCCCGGCTGGGAATTTTGTTTTGAAGTTCCTCGTGCCGTTGAATTTCAATGTCAGGTTCTATCTGCATCGGCTCAAAGAAAACTTGAATCAGGTTATTGCCCACGTCTTTCACGCTACTGGCTCAACTATCAGCCAAGTCAGAACTAAGCCTTAAACTCCTAAGCACGCCAAACGCCAGGCTGAACAAATGCGCGAGCGCATCAGGGCGTCAATCTCTTCTTCAATCACACAGCCGGCGTCACTATCAGCGTGAAACAGACTGGCGCGCTGGAATCGCGTGTGAAAGCCATCCGGGCGATAGGCGCGCCGCGTGAGTAGCGCTACGTGGTGCGGCCCGCCTAAATGTGCGTTTTGGGGAATGTCTCGATACCACAGCAGCAGAATGTCTCCGATCCGGGCGCGCGATGGTGAAATCTGCCGGCAGTTGGTTTCGAGAAGCTGCCTGAGAGCCTGGGTGAATGGCTGGCGCGGCGCAAAGCGCAACAGATTCGGGTTAAAATCAGGAGGCAAAAGTCCCAGGTCGCGCGCTGTGAATAGCAGCAAACCGTGACAGTTCATCGAAGAATGTGCGAGATCGAGCGCGCCGTCTGACTCTTTCAGGTAGTTGCGATGCGCGCTGTAAGGGATTCCCTGATAACGCTGCGCGGCTTTGATGATCTTGTATCCATCCAACGGCATCAGGGGCGCTGTGAAGGCCGGGACGGCATCAATTTTCATCTTTGAACCTTGACATGCCATCTGTGCCCGGAAAGTGCGCAAAGCCGCCATAATTGGGCGTGTTGGTGCGTGCCAGGCACGCCTCCCAGGTGCGATCACATCCACGCTCTAAAGCCACGCTATCGCCAGGCGAAGGCTGTAGATGCGCCGGCACATTAAGCCATACCTGGCCAGGATCGCCACCACTGGCGGCCAGCCAGCGCACAACATCATATTCAGCACCCGAAAGCGGGCCGGAGGTGAAGCGCAACACGCCGTAATCAGCCCAGTTATCAGGCGCCTGCTCAGCGGTGATGCCACTGATCCTGAAGTTGCCGGCACTGGTGACCGTGCCCACTGTGCCGGTTCGCGTGAAATCAGCGATGTCGGGACCATCATCCAAACCATCCACATCTTCACCGTTGCGACAAAAGCCACGGCCATAGCGGGGATGCGAACAGGAACGCACATAACGCCCGCCCAAATCTCGATTCAAAACAACTGAATTGGGTGACAGTTCAAAGGTCGCGGCCTCAGTGCCATAGTCGGCTTTACCGAGGAATCCACCAAACAAGCGCTCTCGGATATCCAAATCGCCGGAATAGTTAAGCGCGTAGATATTGAGCCGCGCGCCATCGTATTTGCCCATTGCCACACTGCCGGCGTTTATTACACCGCCATCAAACAGTAACGTCGCTTCCAGTGCGTTGTTAGGCACGCCAACGCTAAAAGGTAAATCAGTTGGCAGCGCGTTGGCTCGTGAGCGAAACAAGCGCCCCTGGGAGGTAATATCTTTGTCCAGCGTGGTGAAGCCCTCAGGCGCCAATTCCAGCGCGCCTAAAACGGGAAAGACTTCATAAGCGAAACACCAGGTTTGTTTCGCCAGGCCAAAATGATATTCAAGATCGGCGTGTAGCGTTGTGCGAGGCATTAAGCATCCACCTCGATTAGTTCAGCGCTGGCCGGAATCTCGAATGTGGCGCCGCCTTCGGCTTCAATCGGTGTCCAATCCGAGGAAAAACGCACCCTTGTGAAAAACCAACCTGTGGCTGTAATCACAACACCATCATCCACCGGATCATAGAAAGTGATAATGCCCGTGTTGCGATCCACGTCCCAGTCATCGCCCCACGCCACCTCAACGCCATCCAGGAAGATTTGAACGAAGTTGGTTGGCGTATAAACGCGGCCATCAGGAAACGTGCGCGGCGGGTAATTGTGATCTGGATACTTTACCGGCCACACATGCTCCTGATCCTGCAATTCGCCGCGCACGCAAAGCTGAAATTCTGTCTTTACGCCGTCACCAGTGCCGATTTCTTCATCTTCCATGCGGCAGTGGTAAATGTTGCGAATCAGAAACGAACCTTGTGCGCCTTTGGTGATTGCGCGAAAGGTGTTCCAGTATTTTAATTCCTGATGCCCTTGAATTTCGCCGCCGCCCAGCGTGAGACGCTGCCAGCCTTCGGTAGCGGTCGAGTTTCGATTCTCCTGCCGGCCAAAGCGCACAATCGACGTGGAGAATTCTTCCGCGCCATTAGTGCCGCGCAGAATCCACTCAGGGAAAATCAACAAATTTAATTCGTTCCAACTGGGAGAAGGCATTTCGTTTATTTCGTTTAGCTGTGTCGTTTAGCTGAAACCGTAGCCATCGCCGGCGGCCTGGGCTAACTGCTTTTTCATTTGTGCTTGCGACTGGCGCGTGCCAGGCAACTTGCGCACAAATTCTTTGGGATTCTGAGCTTCTAATTTGCCGACGTTGTAGTAATTGTTGACGGTGATTCCATTACTGCCGCCTTGGCCGCTGCGTCCACCGGAGGCGCTGCCAGTGCCCGATAGAAGGCTTGTCCGCTCATCGCGCCACTGCGAGGCAGCATGAGCATTCAGAACAGCTTCGTCGCGGTGCAGCACAGCCAAATAGCCATCGCGGGGGACTCGATCAAGGCCGTCCGCGTGTCCGGGAACGCCCAGAGCACCGGCAATAGAGCCAGGTGTAAAGCCGTGGCCGCTGGCGGACGGCACTAAGCCACCGCCACCGCCCAGCAGTCCACCCAGCAACCCGCCCAGTAATCCGGTTATGACCTGGCGCATTTTCGCCGCAGCGATTTCAGCTAAAATGTCACTGAGCAGGTTACGAAAGCCGCCTAACAAACCATCCGCGAAAGCACTAAAATCACCGTCCAAAATGTTTTTGAAGGTATCTTTGAAAGTGCCCTGCACGCCACCTAAGAACTGCTCGATGTAGCCGCGCGCCTGTGATACTTTCAGGCCGATTTTAACGGTCGGGATAACACGCTCGATCTCTTCTTCAGTCCATTCCTGTGAGCGTAAGTTGGCACGAATCGCTTCCAACTCTTGCGCCATCGGATCAAACGTGCGGTCAATGCGAATGCGGCTTTGCACGTCGCGCAAAAAGCCACCGATGCGCTCTTGATCTGCTTTGGTTTTTTCGGCCTTCTTGTCGTAGTAATCAGTAAGGGCTTGACTGAATTTATCGCTGGCTTCACCAAAGAGATTTGTGGCCTGACCAAGGATGTTTGTGGCTTGCGCGATAAGCTCACGTCTCCGCATTACGGTTTCCGTGGTGTATTCGCCCATGTTGGCCTCATCCTGTTTGGCGGCTTCGATAGCTTCTTTGTTTTGGGCCGTCATTGCCGCAGCGAATTCGCGCCCCATCTCTGCGCCACGCTGCGCCGCTTCACGCGCCGCTTTTAAAGCATCGTTTGCATCTTCCTGCTTCAAAGCCTCACGACGGTTGGTGGCTTCGGCATCGGCAATAGAAGTGGCATCGGTTTTCGATGCGCCATCCTTTTGCAACTGCTTGATTCGATTCAACCGTTCATCTTCAATTTGGTCAAGCGCCTGCTTGCGTTCGATACGCTTAGTGATCTCTTCCAGGGCCAAAGATTGATCGCCTAAAAGCTGATTCTCCAGCGACAAGGCTGACAGGCGGCGTTCATTCTGTCGTGCCAAATCAGCGACCATCTCGCGTAGATCAGCAGCTTTTTCCCGTTGTTTCTCGTAGTTGCCAATGGCTTTTTCGTTAGCTTCTTTGGCCTTTTCTTCGGAGACGCCTGATGCCTTGTTGATGACCGCATCGGCTTTGTTAGCGTCCGTGCGTAACTGGCCGACTAATTCATTAAAAGGTTTTCCGCTCAGGGCCGAGATCAACAGAAGCAAATCTTGAAACTCTTTGCTGGCGAGTTTTGTTTGCACCAGAAACCGTGCTGTAGTCTCTTCGGTATCTTTTACTGCACCGCGCCAAGCATCTGGAACCTTGCGCACCTCACTAAGGCTGGCATTCCAGTTGCCGAGTAGAACCTCAGCTACTTTGCCCTGAGATAGAGCGGAAACTTCAGCAGCCGAAAAATCACTGCCCAGAAGTTGGCCGAGCAGCGCGGCACGACTGTCGCTGCCGCTGCCGAAACGATAAGCCGTGGCGTGAGCAAGGTCTGAAATTTTGCGCTTACGCTGCTTTCCAGGGCCATTGCCGCTTGAATCCCAAACCTGACCGTTGCCCGCAAAAACGCCGGCGTGATAGCCAACCTTTTGCCCGCCTTCGTTGTATTTCAAGGCGCCATATTTTTGACCGCGCCAAATGATTAGATCTCCGGCCTTTGCCGCGTGCGCATCAATTTTTTGCGCGCCGGCGGTTTGTGCCTTGAGTGCAAGGTCGCGTGCCACATTCGTTTGCGGCAGTTGCACGCCTAAAGTTGAAAGCAGAATTGAAGCGAACGCTGCGCACGAAGCCAGTCCCTTAGGCGTTTTAACACCTTTAGCCAAGCTATCAATGACAGACTCAGCCGCTGTGTCCTTTCCTGGCACGCGACCGTTGCCACCTTTCAATTTATCCAACTTGGTTTGAGCGCTCTTGCTCTCTGAGTGAAAATTCGAGCCTAACAACTTGGCGAGTTCAGCCATCTCTTTTGCTTTGGGTTGCAGGCGCAGCAGGCGCTCCCAGGAGCGCACCAGTGGGCCCAACGGGTCATTGATAACACCCAGTTGCAAAAGGTGATCTTGCAGAGGCGTAAATACGCCTTTCAAACCGTCACGAATGGTTTCTAACTTGGTAATTTCGGCATCAGCAAATTTGCTGATAGCTTTTGCCGATAGCCCTGCTTCGCGGGCCATATCGCGCAACTCATCTTTTTCTTTGCGTATGGAAGCTGCACGCTCGCGCCGGGCCGCTGCATTCTCTTTGATCGCGCTTGATTTTTCTTCTTTTGTAGACAACAGAGACTTGACTTCACGATCCACGCCGGCGCCGGTGCTGTTGATGTTCTGGAGATAATTTGATTGACGATAAAGCTCGTCGCCTTTACGGCGCGCCTCAATCTTGGCGCGCATTTTGTCGAATATCAACTTACTCAGAGACTCAGCTTCTTCTCCACGTGCAGCGTTGTCGTAACCTTGCGGTCCCAACCCCATTGCCCATGACCCAATACGGCCGAACCCCGTTCGGGCGGTTTCTTTACTATTACCCCATGCCTCAGAAAGCGAACCGGGAGCATTGCCACCTTGGAAGGGCAACAGTCCAGCACGGCGCGTGCCTTCATAAATGCCGGTGCCAGTCAGGATGCCAAGACCTAAGACACTACCTGCGCGTGTCGCCAGTGCCAGAGAACCGCGAATTTTTGCCAACGCAGCGGCCCACGCGCCCGCTGTGGTATTGGCGGCTGCCACCTCAGCGCCGGCCTGCACGCCAGCGGCAGCCGCAGCCGCGTAGTGCATATCTTTAAGCGCTTTAATGATTAAAACAACGTCTTTAATTTTTCCTGTCAACAGTAGCGCCGCGCCGCCTAACAGACCAAATTTAACGTAGTTTTCCTGTGTGGCAGGGTCAAGGTCCCGAAACCATTTGAGAACGCTACGAGTTTCTTTAATGAGGTCGCGTGTGACAGGTATAGTCGTTTCGCCAACTTCGATACCTAAATCGCGGAAGTCATTGTGCAGAATTTTAATTTGTGAAGCGGTCGTTTTGAAAGATTCGCGCGCCTCGTCGTTAAGCGCTTTGTTTTCCTGCCAGGCATCGCGCCCGGTTTCCAGCGTTTGATTCAATAAATTGCCGGCGCCAGCCAAACGAAGCAGTGCATCCCTCTGGCGAATTTCGCTCATGCCTAACCGTTCGAGCACGCCAAAAACATCGCCTCCTGATTTTTGGATGCGCCCTAAGCCGGCAATAAAACTTTCAATCGCTTGAGCAGCATCCGTTTGGTAAGCGCGTTTGAATTCCGCAGCACTTACACCGGAGATCTTCGCGTAAGCCTCAAGCTCTTTTCCACCCTGACGAACTGCTTTGTCAATTTCTACGAATGTCTTTGAAACTGCGCTGCCGCCGGCTTCGGCTTCAATGCCAACACTGGCCAACGCTGTCGCGTAGGCTAAGATGTCAGGCTCTGAAAGTTTGATCTGTTCGCCGGCACCGGCCAGGCGCAAACCCATACTTACAATGTCGCGTTCGGTAGCTGCGCTTTTATTCCCCAATTCCACGACCGTTGAACCAAGACGATCAAAGTGCGCCTGATTCATTTGCACAATATTTGAGAACTGAGCCAAAGCCTCAGCGCCTTCTTGCGTGCTCAGGTTGGTTGTTTCTCCCAGTTTGGCAATCGTGTCGGTGAACTGCACCACGCGCGGCGTTTGGATGCCCAGTTGCCCCGCTGCGCCAGCTATGGCGGAGAGCTCATTGACATCAATGGGAATCGGGTTTTTGCCCGCCGCCATATCACGAAGCTGGGTTTGAATAACAGCGAGTTCGGCACCGGTCGCATCTACGGTTTTGCGCACCTGTTTGAAGCTGTCTTCAAATTTGATGGCTTCATTGGTTGCGAGGCCTAAGCCACCCAAAATCGCTGCGCCGCCCATTGTGGCGCCCATGCTGGCTCTATCGCCCAGCATATCACGACCTGCATCAGCTTTGCGCTGTGCTTTTTCAAGGTCGTGTAACAAGCCGGTTACGGTGCGAACCCGGTCACCGTAGCGCGTGATGGTTACACCTTGCCGGCGGTAGCCTGCCTCAACTTCGCGCGCCCAGTCAGCCGCCCACTTCTTTTTAGCTTCAAACTCGCCTTTGGAAATGCGCTCTGATTCGCGCGCGGCCTGGCGTTCACGCACAGTTTTTTCTTTAAGAGCTGCATCCCAATCTTTTTGGAATTCTGCCTCAACACGACTCAGTCCAGCGTAGCGACCACGCGTTATTGAGTCCGGGTCAGTGCCGCGCGCGATGCTGCGCGTTGTGGCACTGCGCACGGCGATAGTGACCGTGTTATGTTCCCGAATCTCGCGCACCAAGTTGCGAATGTCAGTAAGTTCAGCTTTGGCGCCTTGTGTTTTGGTGGTGACTTCTACAACACGCGGAGCCATGCCGATTTTATCCAGCGATGACAGTGCTGATTTGAGCCGTCGCACCTGACGCGTGACATCAGCTTCCAAGGCGTTGCCTTGAAGCTGTAACTTTACGTCAGTCGGTTTTTCTGACAGCACGCTTAGACGATCTTCAAGCCGATCCAAAACCCTAAAGGAATTGCCGGCTAAAATTTCAACTGAGGCTGACAGCGAGGCGACATTGCTCATGGAAACGGGGATAAAAAGTGCCAGGGCTAATTTTGTCGCCCTGGGCGACAAAATTGGAAACTAAGTTGGAAGTAAGTAAAAAATGACTTGTTAGCGAATCTTTTCAAGTCGCTTGAGAGCTTTTACCAGGCGTTTTATGAAGTAACTTTCTTCTTCATTGCGAGCCCGCAGCATAAAGGGGTTGGGCGCCACGTAGCGGTTTGCGGTAACAGAGAAAAAGCCTTCGTGAATCCACTCGTCGTATTGAAAAGGAGCCGCCCACAGGCCATGAAAATCACCAGGGCGCGATGGCTTTAATTCCACCTTGTCGAGAATCATGCCTTGGAGTCGGGCACCAGGCGCCTTTTTAGCTTCATCCACACGCTCGTTGTAATCGCTGCCGGCTTCCGTAACTACATAAAGGCCCCGGCGTGTGGCTCCGGACGCATAGGGGCCGGGGTTTGTGGGGGAGGGAGCTTCACGCTCGGTGCGGTCGCGTCCGCTCTCGACTGTATCAGTAACAACTTTTTCCAATTCTGCGCGAAGTGCCGAGCGAAGTTTCGGAATGTTGTTTTTAAATCTCCAGTTTGAGCGTGGCATAAGCTAAAATGATTAAAAGGCCGGCCTAACGGCGCGGCCTTTTAATCGAACCAACTTGGAATTAGGCTTTAGCTTCTTCACGAGCTTTTTTCATGAAATACCTATCTGCTTTGTTTTCAGCAGCTATCATGAGTTCAGCATCGTAAAAAGATTGGGCGCTCCATTTGTCCCGCACTTCGTCAGGACTGCATCCAAATTCGCGCGCGATTCTAA